TCTTCGTATGAACGCCAGAACTCGTTGCCTGAAGTTGCTGAGTTAATTCCACCAGCGGTTCCTGAAGCCTCAACCAAGTTTCCAAGGCCGTTCCAGTCTTTTCCGCTGTTGCCAGTTCCGTCAGCAAAGAACATCTGGTTGAACGATTCACGCATTGACTCTTCTGCCTGCATAATCTTGGCTTCGAGCAAGTTGATGATTTCTTGTTCACCGTTGTTCTTGGCTTCTTCAATACCGCTGATTGCGATGGATGCAGCGTACTGCTTCCATTCGTACTCAGCAGCCGAGATTCCCTCTTGTGGTGTCAAGGACAACGAATCATATCCGCTGTACGAGGCAACAGTTGAGTTCTTGCCGTAGATGAGTGGTTCAACAATCTTTGTTCCACCGTTGAGCATGCGAATGCGGCCCTTGTCCATCAACTGGTAGGTCAAAGGACGTGCGGTGAACACGTTGTCGGTAAGTTGCGAACGGTAGTTCGCAAGTGTGGTTGAGAGCAACTGGTCAAAGTTGCTGTTGGCTGATGCCATGATGATTTCTCCTTAAATAGAACGCTAAACGCTTAGTTGCCGTTTGGCGGCTTCAAATGCGTCTCGCAATGATGTGATTGGTTTTGCTGATACATCTGCAGTCTTTGATGTTGCACCACTAGAAACAACTGATGCCTGACGCTTAGCCTCTGTGACTTTCACCTTCTCTTCATCTCGTTTAGCAATTTGCTTACGAGCAGAAAGTGATTGGTCATAAAGACGGTCAAACGCAATTTGTTTGTAGACAGATTCCAAATCAGTTGAACCCGTGGCTAACGCCTTGGCAACAACTTCATTAGCATCAAAATCTTCTCCGTATCGATTTTGAAGAGACTGCACCTTCCGTTCCAACTCACTCAATGCTTTATCTTGTTCAAAAGCCTGAATGCGTTGTTCCAGTTGTCGGTACTGCTTTTCAACAGGGTCTTGCCACAGGTCTTCATCTTCTGAAGGTGTCTGTGCCACACCGTAATGTTGTGAAAGCAGGCTTAAAGTACCCTGAGGGTCATTCTGCAAGGCTTCCTGCAGAGCGGTCCCAAACTGTACCTGTCTCCTTTGCTCACTGAGTTCCTGTGTCTTGCGGGTATAGTCCGCCTGACGCTGGTATCCAGAAAGCGCCTCTCGGAGTGGCACACGAACTTCTTCACCATCAACTTGAACAGAAACATACTTGTCTCCGAACTCGTCAACAGGAAGCAAGTCAATTTGCTCCTCGGTTAAGGCTTCAACTACATCCCCAACTTCTACAGATTGTCCTAGGTCTTCTAGGGTCTCTTCGGCTGTGACTTCATTGCTATTTATATCGCTCATTTAAGAGTCCTCCGTGGGTTGCTCTATTGATAGGGTTTATTCGTTACATTCCCGGCGGCATTCCACCTTGCTGTGATAACAACGCCAAGATTTCTGGTGGCAACGAACCCCCACCCATTTGCTCCACTCCAGCCTCAGAAGGTAATCCCTGTGGTGGCATACCTTGTGCCATCATTCCTTCTGGCATCATTCCCTCTGGAGGCATTCCACCATCAGGTGGCATTGCCTCAGGTGGCATTGCCTCAGGTGGCAACGTTCCCTGTGGGGATATTGGCTGTGCTGGCATCTGTGGTTGCATAATAAACGAAGCAGCAGAACGAATACCGAAACCATACTGCAACACATAGTTAGCCAACTTAGGCATATCAATAATTCCCGCAGAAGCAAACGGTGCCATCGCATCAACAACCTGCATTGCCATCTGACGACGGAATGACTCGTTGACCGGCTGAGTTGACCCACCTTCTACCTCAAAGTCAAACTCACCCTTGATGTAGTCCTTGTCAAATTCCAACCAAAGTGGTTCAGCCTCTGAACCTTGAATCCGTACAGCCTGCTCACCCGTGAGATACTGCTGAGCAAGCATGATAAGACGCTTAGCAATCTCAGCAATACTCAGTTCAATGATTGCCAACTTCTCTGATGAACGAGCATTAGCGTTGTCCTGAATAATGCCAGCCTCAGTCGCTGTGCGCCTGATTTCTGGCAAACCACCACGCATGTATTCGGAGATACCCGATACACGGTCAATGTCACCAGAGATTAGACTTGACTGGTTGTAGAACTCTGGCGGGCTAATTACTGCTGGCATTGGTCCAACAACACTTGCAATGCTTTCTTCTGAAATCACAGGAACCATCACATTGTCCTCGTCGGACTCAAGTGCTGCACGACCATCAGCGTCAAAGGCTGATTCCTTGTACAGCCACTTGCGTGAGAACCGTTTACGGTGGTTCATCATCTGTGTACGAGTCTGGTTGAGTTCCTGCTGTAGAGGCTCTATTGCTTCTAGTTCTCCCATTGGGTAGAAGTGTTCAGGAATGTCGTAGTTGCGAATCATCACAAACGGATGACCATAAGCAAAAGGAATCTTTGTTGGTGGAATCAAGAACTTGTCTGTGCCATCACAGAACACCGACATGGTGTTTCTGTCAATGTCGTACCATTCCCAGATTTCAACATATGAATCATTTGGGTCAGTTGAACGACGAGGTGAATAACCATCTTGACCGTACTTTGAGTAATGCGAAGGAGATGCTTCTTTACGGGCTGTGGAGTTGTAGCGCTTGTCCTTCTTTATTTCTGGCAAAGGGCGACGGATACGTTGTGCAATCCATTTAATGTCGTGCATGTTTGTGGCATCCGGGTCAACAAAAATATCAAACATTGAGACACGCTCCACAAATGGGCGGTCTTCTTTGATAATCATGTTTGACTCAACACCAGACTCAACACGGTCTTCGGCTAGTTCGTCAAAGTTGTCAAAGGTTGGAACTGTTTCATCTGCAACCATTTCTTCTTCAATAAAACGGTATCCAGTTTTAATCCAACCATGACCACAGATAAGCATGTCTTTTACTGCACGACGCAGTTCCTTTTGGCAGTCAAAGTGTCTCCACCAATAGTTGATGATTGCTTCTGTGACAACAGCCTTGTCGCTATCTTCGTAGCGACGAGCGCTAACTGAAATCTTTGGATAGTTGATAGAAACAGATGGTGACACAACGTTGATTGTGGCAAAAGCAATGTTTACCAACAAACGGTCTTCCTCTGAAACACCCTTGTACTGCTTGCCACGGTACATGTCAATCATGCGTCGCCATACTTCGTCATGGGCTTCCTCATGGCGCCAACGACGTGACTGTTCCAACTTGTCACGGTACTGCTTGAGTATTTCACTATTTGCTGTGCGTGCCATTAGTCTTCCTTCTGTCCTTCGTGCCAACCAATATGGTTATCAAGTTTGCTACCAATCTTGTCAACTTTATTTCCAATCATTTTGAGCAAGATTCGACCTTCTTCGTGTTGCTCGGTATTCTCTTTCCGCAGCCTTTGCAGAACGACCACGAGGGCTCCCGATATGATTGCAACAGCAATCGGTACCCATACCACCTCCATCTCAAATCCAACGACTTCCGACAGGCTCGGCGTTAATACCGGCTTCTTTGGCTACACGGACTTGCTCATCTGCACGCTCTTTAACAGTTGGGCCGTGAAAGTCTTCTTGACCGTAGGTAAACCCAAGGCGAACTGACTTAATATGGCATTTGAAACAAATTGAACCACGACGAGGCAATTCATCTGCTTCAAAAGTCGTCAAACACTCTAAACAGCGGAATTCTTTCATAACTATAAACCCAATTCGTTACTCTCGTACATTAAAAGCGCCAATCGGGGTACGAGGTTCCTCTTTTTCACGGATAAGGAACTTTTCCCACCAACCCAAAGTATTACGGACCGGTTCTGCGTCAACCCGATATTCAGGCAACCAAACATATTTCAACATCTGATTAGTGATTGCCAGAGACATAACACGGTCGTCGTGAGGTGAGCCATGCATCTTGCCATTGGCTTGACGAATAAAAGTCCTGAGTTCTCCAATTGAATTCTTGTCATGAACATGAACGCTTTCATCACGGATTGCAGCGTTCAGTTCGTCAATAGCCAAAGGCTTAGAAACAGATGTTGTTCTCCAACCCATAGTCTCACTAATCTTTGGGCTTCTACTATTCATCTTCCTTTGACGATACAGGTTCCTGTACCCAATACGTTGTAAACCTTTAATCGTGGTCAGACCGTGGTTGTTTGACTCAACCCCAACCAAAGCATGATTGTAGTAATAACCCAAAGCCCTAAGAACCTCTTCACCAAAAACGTCTGGGTCAACATGCCCATGCCAATGGGCAACCAGAAGACCTGTGTTAGCGGAAATCACATGAGCAGAACTGTAGTCACCATGCCCTAGACCTTCAGCGACGTCAGCCCCAACAACATAAATTTGCTGTCTGTCTGGGAACTCCCAGATTGCCAACTCACCACCATCTGCAATGAATGTGTAGTTATTTTTACCCATCTCGTTCTTCAGATAACCACGGTCAGGTTCAATGAGTTCAATTGCTCTAAGAGCATCAAGGTCAAACACAGGGCGACCAGAGCGGATAAAGGCTTCTTCAGCATTGTCCGGGTATTCCTGTGCCAACTGCCAGTCAGGAAGGTCACGTTTTTTTGCTTCATACCAATCCTCATCACGGTCTCCAGCAGACCAAGGGAAAAATACACCAGTAAATCGGTTGTTGCCAGTCTGCGAACCAACCCACAGTTGATGAAAGATATTGCCCTCACCGTTGGCTGTACTCAAACAAATAACACGACCACCAACGTCAGCAATAGGTTCAATGGATGCCCACGCTTCTTCAGCGTTGGGCAAGAACGCCATTTCGTCAATGATTACCCGATACACAGACTCACCACGAGCAGGGTCATTTCCAGATGGTAAAGACTCAATTGCAGAGTCATTAGCAAACACCATCTTCAACTGGTTGTCTGAGAGTAGGTCTGGTCCACGCACACGCATCCACGCAGGAAGCATCTTGTATCCATATTTAGTCTTCTGCAACAACTTGGATGCTTCACGTTCGGTACGTGAAAGCATGACCGTAAAGCGGTCAGCCCAAAAGAATGTTTCCCAGAATGTAAATGCAGCAGCCAGAGTAGAGAACCCAATCTGTCGTGCTTTCAGAACAATGCTGTAGCGAGAGTCAATCCAGACTCTTACGGTTTCTTCTTGTGCTTCACGCAAGACAAACTTGATACGACCCCGCTCAGGGTGTCGAATCATCCAATGGGTAGAACAAAAGTGTGAAAATGCAACCACAAGTTCATCTGTGGTCGCACCTTCACTACCTTTGCATTTTCTCCACTCCTTCTCATTGAGAAGGTCAGTGAGTTCCATTATGCCTTCTTAGCGGCTACTTTCTTGGCTGCAATCTTTTTAGGACTTGCACCAAATGCTGCATCAATTTCATCTTTGGTGAGAACACCATCAATGCTTGCCTTGGCAAGACCTTCTGCAACCTTGAAGATGGAAACTGCGCCAGCAATCAATGCTGACTTCCATACTTCCAAGTCAGGAGCGATAACCGCAGCACCAGTCACCACGCCGAGGGCGTTGGTGAGGAAAAGTGCAACAATTCTGCCTGCAATATCTTTTGCCTTATTCATTGTTCTCCTTGAACATTACGCCGAGTAAATGGATTATCACGGCTATTACGGTGATTCCCCAACCCAAAACCTTGGTTTGCCCAGACAGCGTAATAAGCACCATACCGGTGCCTGCAAGTGTCCAAGTCAAAGCATGGATTTCGGATAGGAGTTTCTTCACGCTAATAGCCCAATTCGTTACGGCTTGCGTGAGGACACAGCAATGGCTGTAGCACCAGCGGCTACGGCAATCAGGGTGCGACGGGTATCTACTGGCACAGCAGAGCCAAGTGGAACATAGTCGCCAAAGTCATCAGAGAAAATGTCTATGGTGTCTTCGAATGCCTGTCGCACCTCTACGGGTGCGGACTGGACAGCATCTGTGACCGCATTCTTTTCTTCGGCATCCAATTCGGTCACATTCAAGGACTCAAAGATTTCAACAGCCTGCTGTGGGCTCACGACTGAAAGCACCTCTGGGCTGGTCGCCAAAGCGACAGCCTGCTCAGGGGTGGGTGGTTCTTCCTGTTCCAGAATCTGGTCAACAACCTGCTCTACCTGTTCAGGGG